AATTCGGCAATCAACAGACCAGCTGCTATCACCATCACGCCGCCCTCGTAGAGGGCCAGCGCACAGGCTGCGATGCGCACTGCACTCTTGACGTAGGATAAACGTGTGTGCCAAGTGCGATACTTGGATTCAAAATCACCGTTGTCGTTCACGACTTTCTCCCTGACCTAATATCTCATCGATGCGAGCCTGTAGCACGCTGATAGCTGTGTGCAGATGTCCTGTATCATGTGGTGCTAGCCTGCTGGTCAATATAGCTATCTCCAGTTCCAGAGCTTTCACGTGATCATGATCCATTGGCTTCTCCTACACTAAACATAGCAGATAGCTAGTGATTGTCAACCAATTCTGCGTATGGCTATCACGCTGCTGGCAGGGAACATGCTGACCTGCACTCTGTTGCTTTGGTTGCCGCCTAGCACGTAATAGTAGAGGCGGCCATTTACCTTGGCAGTCCCGACCAAGAAGCCCACATGCGTGGGACTGCGGCGGCCGCCATGCAGCACCACTATATCACCTCTGGCAGCAGTCTTGACCGGTTTACCATAGTGTGTAAAGCTGGCTGATTCCAAGCTGCCGCTCCAATCATATCCCAGCTTGACCAACACAGCATTGGCAAACGCTGCGCACCAAGCAGTCCTTCGCGGGTTGATGTCCATGTCCAACTGGTCACCAAACAGCTGCCTCAGAGCCTTGGTATCGTGACGTTCGTCCAATCCTTGGTATTGCTCAGCAGCGTCGGCTACCTTGCTCATGGGACCATCTGGCAGATCCTCCTCGTCTGTAATGACCCAATAGCCGTGATGGCCTATGGCATGTTTTACATGCTTGGATCCCTTACAGGCTTTATGAGCCTTGGCTCTGCAGGATTTATTGTGATGATGGTGGTGCAACTCGGCGGTTGAACTTGGGTGCTCTGTAGCATGGGCCCCGTGGATGATCGCCGTAGCTGCCCACATCAGCACCGCAAGCGGCGCCAAAATAGGCCGAAAAGCCATCTATTCTCCTCGTTGTGGTGCAGACATCTGCACGCATGTTTTGAGCACTCCTTCCGAGTAGCTATAGTAATTTATCACTAGAGGCTCGGTTAGGTGTGCCTTAGCACAGGCTATGCTATTATAACGCAATGTCCCCGTTTTTGTAGCTTAAAATTGCCGATTCTCATCTCGTTTCGGCTGTCGCTGTTGGCGTTTAACAGCCCTCGCGAAAAATCTTCAATGTGATCAGTGCTGTAGCTGTTTACGTTATTTTGTTCTAAAAAATAAATCAGCAGGTTTTTTAACCTGGTGTGGCTAAGTTTACACAGTTTGGGCCAGTCTAGGCTCCCATCATCGCGTTTTACCGCAGCTAAATCAATTTCAGCCAGATCTCGCATGAGTTCTAGGCTCTCGCTGACAATGCTGGCAGTCTTACAGATATTATCCAGCGCTAGTGGATTCCTGCGTTTGATATCCGGCATTAGTTCATTGCGGATCCAGTTGCGATCATACTTGATGTCTTTGTTGCTTGGATCTTCTACATATTGGATCTCACAGATCCGAGCATAGGTTTCAATCTCACGCTTGCTGAGCTCCAACATTGGACGGCACAGCAACACCTTTGGATCGTGCCAACTGGGTGCGTATTTCGCCATGCCCTTGATGCCTCTGATACCACTGCCACGGAACAGCTTCATCAGCACGGTCTCGGCTTGATCATCGGCATGATGTGCCAGCACGATGGCTTCAGGATCCATGCTAGCAAATGCGCTATAGCGTGCTTCCCTAGCAGCATTCTCTAGGTTACCGTTTGGATTCACATTGACCGTGAAGGTGTAACCAGGGATGTTCATCTGCATGCATTGCTTGGCAGCAAATTTGGCCCAAGCGTCACTGTTAGCATTTATGTTGTGGTTGACTGTTACAACACTGAGATCACAGCGAAATTTATCTAGATTCTGGCTGATTATATACAGCAATACCATGCTGTCTACACCGCCGCTGACACCGATCACTGTCTTTCGTGTGCCCAACTGTCTGGCTAGTTCGTCAACATCAAACATGCGACTACGATAACACAGCTTGTGAAGCTGTCAACCTGCTTTGCGTTGCTGGTCTATGAAGCGCTTGAGACGCTCTGCGGCGCTGTCGTTGCTGAGCAACATCTGCACGCTGAACGTGGTTGGTTCTGGCATCTCATCCAAAGGTTTCCATTGCCATTCAACATGTTCCCAGTTCAGCACTGGCTCAAACTCCTTGGGAACGCAGATAGCATAAATGCGCATGACAAAGCGAGGTTCTTCTGTGACGGTTTCGCTGAGCAGTATGCTGGGTTCTTCCTGGAGATCAGCACCAATCTCTTCAACAATCTCGCGATACAGTGCTTGCCTGTGGTTCTCGCCCGGATCAACATGCCCACCGGGTAGGTCCCACTGCAGAGGATGCTTGCTGAGATCACTGCGCAATATGAACAGGTAGGTGTCGTCCAACCTGCTCCATATCAGGGCCTTGCTGGCACCTTGGCTGAGTTCGTTTATCTTCATGCTATAATTTATGCCAGCTGCGGATAGCCAAGATAGCGCCGCAGCTCTTTATCCTGCGGTTCAAAGCGCTCACCGATGAAGAATATCCTGTAGCTCTCTGAGCCATACTGACCAATGCCATACAGCTTGGTAGCATCTGCTCCGTCCCAGGCAAGGAAGTCTTGGCTCATGCGGCGGAAGGTGTTTTCTCTGCGATTGTAGAATCCCAGAGGACGTATCACAGCTTTGACTTCGTCTGGATCGCTGGCTAGATATGCTTCAGGTGTGGGCCAGCGTTCGAGGAACTCTGGCAGCACTGTCTTCACAGGCTTGCGACCGGTCTGGTTCAGCATTATACAACCAACAAACATCTGCCAAGGTCCTGATATTTGTTCCTGAACCATAAGATCATCTCTCAGAGGCGTTGCCATTCAGTCAGTCTCCTGTTGGCCTTATCTATCTCTTTCTTATAGAATGATATCATAGTATTATGCCAGATGTCTACCCAGTTTTCGTGAGATTCTTGGTTAGCTACTAGAGGCTTTAATCCATCTCTGATCTGTATCTGCCCTGCTCCAAGTGCAGCAAGCTGTAAGTTGCTCCATGCTATATCGCGTATATCCCAGAATTCCTTGTGTTTGATCTGCCCACTGTCGTGCGAGATGCGCAATAGATAGAACTTCTCACCTCGATCTAGTATCTTCTTTAGGCTGGCAGCACTGATGAGATTAGGCATGTGGAAGTCCTTACTGACATCAGTAGATTTGATGTTGATGTGGCACATCACATCATCATCGAACAGTATATCTCCTGGTGCCCTAGTACCCCGTGGCGGCATGAATCTCTTGTCTGCTGCCAGCAATGTCTGTCGCACAGTGTGTTCTATCTGATCAGCCGTAGTACGTTGGCTGGCAAATTCATGCTTTATAATGTCTTCTAACCCCGACAGAGCTGATAGTACCAGGATACCTAGCCTATCACACAGCTGTTGTGCCATGTACCTTGCTCCCGTCTATGCCCAAGAGATAGAATTGCTTGCGGTCTGGTGTGACGAACACATAGGTGTTGGGATCAGTGACTTTCTCATCATTGATGCGTATGCCACCCTGGGTGATCAGCCTGCGACCTTCGCCCTTGCTCTTGGTCCAACCTATCTGTACCATGAGGTCAACCAGCTCATGGGCGGTGCACCATTCAATGACTTCTTCAACGGTCATCGCATGTTCTCCAGCATTTCTTTCATCTTGGCGAGGTTCCGGTCTACCTCCTTGAGGTCATCCAGATAGGGCAACAGCGGCGATTCTGGCATGTATGGTTCAAAGCTGCTCTGCGAGCCGTCAAACCATCGCATGCGATAGAGTGTACCTGCTACCTCGGTCTTGAGCACGCACATGCGCGGATCGTTACACACGCCCCAGTCTTCACCTGCCACCAGATTCTCTCGCAACCAGTCAACTCGTTCCATGGCTTCCCAATCATCTAGATTTCGCCAGTCCAGCACTACAATCTGCTCAGATTCAGGCATGTTGCCTCCTCAGCAGTTCCCTGCGCCAATCGACCGCCGCTTCATAGGCTTGTGTCTGTATGTGATCGAATTCAGGGGAGGTTGGTTCCCAGGTCTTAGTGATAGGGTCAAGCAAACCTGGCTGCAGCGTGTCTGGGTCAAGGCAGAGGTGCAGCTTGCCCTCGCACTTCAACCTATGCTGTTCAACGGCATCCATCATCGCTTGACCTTTTTGGCACGATCATACCAGTGCTTGCTGGCCGTGCGCAGCGCAAAATTGCTGTCACGCACATGCTCCAACAGTGCCTTGGCCAGCGCTGCTTGGTTCACTCGCCACTGTAGGTCATCTTGGTTGGCAATCTTGTCCAACAGTGTGATGGTCATGTCAATGTATGGACAGGTATCCTCGGGAATAACCAGTTTGCGTTCTGCGCTCATGCTGTTAACCTCTCTTTGATCACAGCCAGCATAACACAGGCTACAGCATTGTCAACCGAACAGCGGTGGTCCATCAGTGATCCTTGTGTTTGGTGTACTCTTCCAACCAGGCTATGTCCAGAACCACTGGTTCATTGATCCAACGCACACCTTCCGTGTGATCGTGGATGTCATCCCCGGTGTCCTCATGCAGCAATATGCTAATGCCGTGCGACTGGTTTGTCAGCATGCGCTCAACTGGCTCCTTGATCGGATCATCATACATTACCTGGTACATGGCCAGCGGATGCGGACCGATTGGAACATCATGTATGCGACCAAGACCGCAGCCCAGCATCTCCAATCCAATACGCATGGCAATAGCATGTGCTCGCTGCTCAGCGTCGTTCCAATATACGTGGGCGTGATACTTCATTTGGCCACCTCTGGATAAAGGCTTCGGCGTGCTAGCTTGATGAAATAGTCGCGCTGGTTAACGATCTTCTCCCAGCTGAGCTCATAACCATCATGAGCGATGATGCCCAGATTGTAGCGATGGCGAGCCAGTTCGTCCTCAGCCGCTGCCAGCCTGGCCTGGCAATCTTCCAGCTTGGCCTGCGTTTCTGTCGCTGTTACTAACCAATCAGTCATGTGTCATCTCCGTTGTCATCCCAAATGGCAAATTCACTGTACATGTCCAGGCTCTTTGCCATTAACGCAGCATGTTTATCTTCGTCAATCTCAGCGTGACAGAATATGGTCCATCTGTCTTGATCATCGTTCACACCGTGCATGCCATCAGTATGGCGCAATACATAAGTGTCAGTGCTATCAGGCATCTGGCAATTTATTTGTTTGCCATTGCTTCGCTGCATCCATAGACCGTTTTGGCGATCCCCCTTAACAATGATGCGATATCCGCAAGGTTCGCAGCTGTTGTTGTTCTTCCAGAGACTCGGCTCAGCGTCCGGGCGTGTGAAATCTATATGCCCTACCACAGGTTTGTTCTGTAAATTCAATTTTACATTGCGCAAGTTCTTGAATGGCAGCTGCTTAAACCAATCAATCAAGCTTGCGTGATCACGCTGTACCCACGGTGCCCACTCGCTGATGTCATAGGGATTTTCTTTTTTTACTGTCAGCCTACGGAAATTCCACGCATCCCAATCAGATATAGCAGTCACTGGATCTAAAAGATCAGAGATATCTGGCAACTTTGGTACAGCTATTGGTAACCACAAGAGTTTTGTATGATGCTGTTCCACGGTGTTACTCATCCCCAACCAGGTCTAATATCTGCTGCCAATTTGAAACTATGTGCTTCTTTTCTTCAAGGGTCAACGATTTTTTTGGCATGAGATGCGAATAGTGTTCTAAATCTTTTAATTTCATGGGGTCGATACCAATATCAGGTAGATCAAAATGTTTTAGAACAGCACCCCTTAGTTCAGCACAGTCTGAGACCAACGAATCGTAATCTATCACACCTAGGCAGGTTCCATAGTCTATCATCCTGGACCTGTAGTCAGTATAAAGTTTCATGTGTTCTTGGAATGATTCTACAAAGTGCAATGGTGCAGTGAACTGAGTGAGATTTTCCTTGAAATCATCTATGGTAGCCTGTTTGTGGGAAATCCAAAATCCGCTTTGTTCTGAGATAACCCAGCTGAGGCAACGCTCAAATGTGTTGCGTTTTATCTCTATCCATGAGAGATCATCCCCGCGCATCATGAGATCAATGTAGGGCTTGCAGTGTTTTTGGAAAACATGTTTGATCAACCTATGCTGATCATCGTAACTGCGATAGATCTGCATGCGTTCTTCTAGCGTGGTATCGAGATTTGAAGAATTAAACCCCGTAATGCGATAGCCGTCAGCTGAATTTTCAATCTTTAACCACGGATTCGATGGCTCAAACAGGTCGACAAAGCGTAGACCCGAGTGTCTTAGCAGCAGCACAAAATATGAGAAAGCAAAACTGGTACCAGATCGAGGTAATCCCAATATGTGTAGATCAGTCATAGCCTGCTACGCATATCATGGTTTGATCTCGCCTTTGCGCTTTATCATATATTCCTTTACCGTGGTCAATATCTGTAATTGATCGGCTTGTTCTTCGTTAAGCTCATCTATGGTTTGTAATCTAGCTATATCTATGTCTAGCCTGTTGCGTATCTCGTAGTCAAATGCGGTAGTGAGGTAGAAGCCTATGCTAGGATTGGTGCCCCTGTCTTCCATCTATGCGCCCCGTTGATTATCGGTCTACTTTAGGCAGCTTCTTCAGTGCCTGGACCTCACGCTTATATATTTCTCTTTGCTTCACAGGGTCAGCTAAAGTTGCTTGATGATCAGCGATTGTTGTGGATAGCTCGGCAATCTTGGCCTGCACTTCTGCTAGCGTGTCCTGTGCCCAACGATAGCTTGGCAGTCCAGCTATGCGATCGATCTGATCATCATCTAATGTTATCTTGGTCGTGTCCATGATCTGGCGTATCTTAGCTACGATTTCCGATTTGTCTTTGGCCTGTGGTAAGAATGCCGGCAGCTTAGAGCCGATGCAGGCCCTTATAGCCATGTTCCAATTCAGCTGATAGGTAAGATCGTCAACCATCTTCTCATAGCGCGTCTTGTACCAACCCAAGCGCCATTCCACGAACTCAGCTACTACCTGTTCAGCTGTTTCAAACTGGCGAACGCTGTTACCGTTCCAGTCAAGCACCACGATTCTCTCTGTGGCCTTGCTGCGCAGCTTGAAGTAGTCAATAGCAGTGTCCTCGGTCCAACCGTTGATCGTGCCGCGCTTGAAGCGGATCTCGATGCGGATCTCTTTGGTGCTGCGATCAATGTAGGTCTGGATCTTGTCTTCTTCTTCCATGGTGTTCAAGCGTGCCTTGAACTTTTCGAGGCTGAGATCCGGGGGCAGTTCTTCCACCCACACAGTGCTGCCGTCTATGCGACAACGCCCAGTGAACTCCCAGCTGTTGCCTGCTATGTTGCGCACCCCGCAGTTGAGATAATCATAGCGTGGCACCAGTTGCTTGATCTTCTTGCCGTCAAGCGCAGCGATGGTAGCGTCAATGATGTCATCCAGCGTGCGAGGTAGGATGTCAGTGCTCCAGCCAACTGCGATGCCACTGATGCCGTTGAGCAGCACCATGGGGACCAATGGTAGATAGTTCTTGGGTTCCAACACTGATCCATCGTAGTTTTCTTTCAGCGGAACGATGTCATAGTCTGTGAACACCAACGCATCAGTGTGGCTGTTGCGCTTGAGATAGGTATAGCGTGCCGCACCCCAATCAGTGGGACCAACCTTGGTACCAAACGCACCTATACCCTGCAGCAGAGGTACGTTGTTACAATAGGGAGCAGCCATGAGGCTCAGCGTTTCAGCAGCACTGGCGTCACCATGCAGGTAAACGTTCTGGCTGATCATCTCACCTGCTAGCGAGATGGTCTTGATCTTTTCTGCTTTGGGCTTGATCACGAACAACGCCTTGCGCTGAGCATCCTTCAATCCATCAGCAACGCTGGGTATGCCGCGTGTTTGGCACACGTAGATCGAGTAATCTCGGCTGGTTCCCTTGATGTATTCTGTGGTGTTATTGTATGTGCTCATGCGACCCTATCCTATTGTTGCTCTAGCTTAACACATGATCAGGTTCTTGTAAATAAGCTATATCAACAGGAGATCGAGAAATGGCCACTTACCGCTTGCCCACAGAAGAGCAGATACAAGCTAGATTCGCAGCACAAGGCATGCTTGCTGCTGCCAAACCTGCTCCAACGGTAACCAGCGTCACTCCCAGCAGCGGGAACATTGTTGGTGGTACCAGCGTGGTCATAGCAGGAACCAATCTCACCGGTGCCAGCAGCGTTAAATTTGGCACCACAGCAGCAACCAACGTGGTGGTCAACAGCGCAACACAGATACATGCTACTGCTCCGGCGCATGCTGCAGGCGCAGTAAGCGTAACGGTTACTACAGGCAACGGCACCAGTGCCACCAACAGCCTCTACACATATGTGACACCGCCAACACCAGCACCTACGCCAACTCCTTCGCCAAGCAGCGGCAACACAGTGGTGCGCATGGGTCCAACCATTGCCATACAGAACAAATGCACAGTTCTCACGGACTCTCAGATCACGCCTGTGGTCGCAGCACTGCAGATCCAGCTTGACAGAGATTGGCAAGCAGCCTGGGGCACCACTGCTACTCTAGTGTTTGTCAGTAGCAATCAGAGCATACCCTCGGGTGCATGGCCTATCTACATCTTGGATAACAGCGACGTCAGCGGCGCATTGGGCTACCACGACGAAGCCACTTCCGGTGTGCCCTACGGCAGGATATTTGCCAAGGATGACATTACCTACGGCTACAACTGGACGGTCACTCTCAGCCACGAACTGTTGGAGATGATGTTGGATCCATACGTGAATCTCACGGTATTCAATCAAACCAGCGACACGGCGGGCCTGCTCTATGCTTACGAAGCGTGCGATGCGGTGGAAGCAGACAACCTTGGCTATCAGATCAATGGCATCCAGGTCAGCGACTTCGTGTGGCCAGCATGGTTCGATACCACTATAACCAACCATTCAGGTCATCGTTACGATCAGATGAACCACATCACAGCACCGTTCCAGCTGTACAGCGGAGGTTACATAGGTGTGTTTCAGGTAACTCACGGCAGCGGATGGAGCAGCATCAATGCCGAAAACGTGATAGGCCCAGCTGATCCAGATGACTCACATGGTGCTGGATGCTGCACCAGCTGCATGCGCGATCGCAGAAGCAGGGATTGATCAACCAGAGACCAGATTATCCGGGCGCAGCTTCCAAAGTGTGAGCTCGCTTTCGGTGCGTATCTCTAGGTAAACGCTGACCTCATCGTAGGTCCTGAATGGCCAACTGATCAGCTTGATCCTGCAGCAAATGCGTTCAAAATCAGGATCGATATTTTCAGCTATCCAGATAAAGAGGTCAGGATTTCTGTCTCTGAACAGCTGAATCTTTTGTGTCTTGCCGTATCGCTGGGCTATGTCCAAATTGATCTGAAACTTGCCCAAGGACACATTATCAAGCATCTAGTGCGATCCAATCCTTGCGAGCATCTGCGCCCTTGGGATCAAATATCAGCTTGAGCGCATCGCTAAGGTTACCATCGTCGTTGATAGGTATCAGTTTGGGCTTGACCAAGCTGTGGCGCCAGTCAGCTTCTTCCAACGAACCAAGACCTTTTGCGCGTGTGGGCTTTGGTGCGCCTTTCCAGTCCTTGGCATCGTAAGTATGGTAATCGTCGGCGTACCAGTAGTGGCGATTTTTGCCCTTTTCCTGGATGATGAACGGCGTCTGCAGCGCATAGAAGAACGTAGGCAGCTTGGGATCAAACAGCTCTGGCCAGTGTAGGTAGAAGAAGTTGACCAACAGAGCGGTGATGTTAGCACCATCTGGATCTTGGTCAGCTGCTAACCATACCTGTCCATAGCGCAGATCTCCTCGTTCTGCTTGCTGTCCCAGCGCACAACCAATGCTGGTCATGAGATCCATGAGGATCTGGTTATCAAGCAGCGTCTTGGGAGCTTCGCCACGCACGTTGAGGATCTTGCCTCGCAGAGGTAGCGCGCCGTGTATCTCAGGATCGCGCACAGCACTGACCATGGTCTTGGCGCTGTCACCTTCCGTGATCAACAGCACGCATTTGGTACGATCCTTGCCGTTGGCATCAAGCAGCTTGGGCACCTTGGTGCGCATCATCTTGCGTGCCTGCTTGGCCAGCTCAGCATCATCCTTCTTCTGCGTGCGAGCAGCGCAACGGGCATAGATCTCATCAATCCATTCCTTGTTGCTCTTGATGATTGCTTTAAGCGTGTTCTCGTCTTCCAGCACAGCCTTGATGTAACCATCAACGTCGTCGTTGATCAGCCGTGTCTTGCTTTGGCTGTCAAAGTTAGGAGCATGCATCACAGTGACGTTGTAGATCAATAAACCGTCTGCGATGTCTGAACGATTTGGTGTCAAACCTCTGCGCTTGCTTTCACGCTCCAGTGCACGTATGAGACCGCCGTAGAACAGCCTCTTGAAAGTATCAATATGCTGACCACCGTTAAACGCAGGTATGTCGTTAACAGTAGTGTGTAGGTATTCACCCTCTTCGGCAAAGTTGGGAACCAGATAGAAGCTGCTTTTGAAGTTCTTGTCTTTGACGTCAATGGTGATCACCGTTTTACCGTCAAAGAAGGTGCGAGCTACGGTTGGCTTGACCACCACGCGCGAGCCATTGAAACTAAAGCGAATCTTTGGGTGATTCGCCGCAATTTCCATCATGCGTGCTTTAACAAAGGCCAAAGGCAGATTTGCCTTCTTGAACACTTCTTTGCTGAGCTTGAACTCGATGGTGGTACCAGTCTTGCTAGAATTCTTGGTTATCTTTGGTTCGCGTATGTCTAGTTCATCAAACGCAGCATTACCCTCGCGGAATGTCTGCTGGAAGCGCTGACCATCCCTGATGATATCGATGCTGAAATGTTCGCTGCAGCTAACCACCGTGCTGGCACCAATACCATTGGTACCGCGCACTTCCTCACGAGCGCCGAAGTTACGACCAGCACGAGCCTGTGTGAGTGCTAGCGTGGCCTTGTGCATGCCCTCGTTTTCGTCCCAGTCGATGGGGATGCCACGACCATCATCGCTAACGGTAAACAGCATCTCTTTCTGATCGAACGTGACTTCTACGCTGCTGCCGTGACCATGTCCAACCACTTCGTCTAGCGCATTATCCAATATCTCGCGGAAAGCACAGTAGACCGCCGGCGTCCATGTCATCTCAACAGGTTTTAGGGCTTTGCCATCCCAGTTAACGATGGTTTGAGTGTGCGGGCTGCGGCTTCCAAGATACATCTCGGTGCGCAATCTATGGTGCTGATAGTCAGTCAGCTTTTGGATTTCGTTGCTTTGCGGTTTTTTCATCAGCTAGTTATAGCATTAACCAGTTGATTTCGCAAGAGCCTATTTTAATATTGCCACTTTGATATCCGATCGAGGATAATTTTGCCAATGATTTACTGGTGGTGCTATACCCAAACGCTGGCAAAGATGCCAGTTGTCAACTATATCAAAGTCAGTATCTGCGTTGGCTGCTGCGTTCAATATTTGGTTGTTTTGGTAATCTATGTGCCAAGCCATCTGTTTTAGATCGCTGTAATAGTTGTATTTTGGATAGGTGATATCAAAGTGTCCGCAGCGCACCCACCATCCAAGACAGGCATCGTTTGGACGATGTATCAACACCACCGGGCATTCTGGCCAGGTTTCACGCAAGAAATCTATCTGTGCTGCAAAAACGTGGCTCTTGATTATCTTTATACCGCCCAGGGCATGCCCTGCCCACGGTCTGTCAAATTCAGCCTCGCACATGCCTTTGCTGTTCTGATCAAGTTCTTCAAACCAGCTACCAAACTCCATGCCAGGATCAAAATAAGCACCAAGATGCATGAGATCTTGGGTACCAGACGCATCGTGATAGTAGGTTCTAGAATCACTGTAATCACCGCGATCAATATCATCGCTGTAATAGATGTTCTTGACCACGCTGCTCCACTTGCTGCCAGGGGCACCCGTTACAAAGATGTATTTCACTGATTGTCCTCATCGATACAATGCGGAGTTAGTATGTTGCGCACGTGATCATCTAACCAATATGGATCAGCGGCATGTATGTATTTCTCATTGGCATCGTCTTTTAGTATATCATCAATCTGCGGATCGTCCCAGCTCAAAGGGAAATCTAACCACGAGCTGAGGCTCTTGATGTATTCTCTGCGATACAGATACAGCAGTTCCTGGCTGATGAAGAATGGCGGCGTCTTCATCCATTTGATCAGCTGAGGCATGTTGCCCCAGGTAGGACCGCCGCGCAGCCGTGTCTGTTGATGAGTCAGAATGTTCTTGTCTCTGCCTATCACCACCGGCTGCGCGGTTATGCCTATGCTCTCCAGCTTTTCCATGAACTCATAGATGGGCGGGACCTTGGGTAACCATTTCTCGATATAGGGA